GAGCATTTGTTGTGCTAAAACCACCATCTATAGAGGTAGCTATTTGGTAATTATTTGAAATAGCACCAAGAGAACCTGTACCACCTATCGAAAGTGGTGAACTTGGTGAAGTTGTGCCTATACCAAGCGACTCAGCACTAGCATCCCAAAATAAACCTTGCGTTGAGCCTGTGTCGTCATAGAAGGATATGTCACCGTTATCAGCAAATCTAATTAATTTTTGTGAGTTACCATTTTTTAATTCTAATCTTTGTGCAGTTGTTCCTGATGTGGCTATTCTATAATCACCACCTCTAATATTGTTAGTAATTTTTAAATAACCTGAATCACTAGCAAAACTAATAACTTGTGTATCGCCTAAGCTAGTCAACCCATCACTTGTAACTGTTCCTGTTACGTCAATTCCTGTTGAGGTTGTGGCTAGTTTGGCTGAGCCATCGTAAAATAATTTAACATCCGCACCTGTTAAAAACCTAGCCATATTTTGTGAATTTGCAGTATCATATATAGCTACTTCTGCACCATTTGATTGTAGTGATAATAGTCCGCTACCATTATCTTGAATAATACTATTTGTACCATTATGAAAAATTCTTAAATCTGAGCCTGTACCAAACTGAGCCTTTGCATTATCTACAAAGTTTAGACTATCAGCACTTGCATCCCATTTAAGGTTTTGTGATGTACCTGTTGAATCATAGAAAGATATGTCTCCGTTCTCTGCTACATTCAATCTTAATAATTCACCTGTTACATCTTTATTGGTTGTATAAAGTTGAATACGACCACCATGATATCCTGATAAAGTACCTGCTGATACAAACTTAATAGATGCTGGATTATCTCCATTTAATGCTAATGATGTTTCTGCTTTTATTCTACCAAGCAGATTGCCTGAACTTGCACCACTACCCTCTAGTCTAAGAGTCGTTCCATCAGTATTAGAGAGCTTTGCATTACCATCAACAGTAAGACCATCACTTGTAACTGTTCCTGTTACGTCTATTCCGCTGGAATCAACTCTCAATTTTTCAGAACCACTTAAATCAAAACGTATACCTACAGCACTAGATTCAATTTCATTAAATGAGTCGTTATCTTCTAATACTATAGTTACTGTATCGTCTGAAGATTTAAACCTAACTGTATCATTTGCAGTCCCCGAATTAACATCTAGGGTATATGCTGGTATTGTTCCAATACCCAATCTTTCAGTAGATGCATCCCAAAAGAAACTTTGTGATGTTCCTGTGTCATCATAGAAGGAGATGTCTCCGTTGTTGGCTATTCTTTGCCTTAAGCGTTTAACTGTTGATGATTCTTTAGTATAAAAATCAAGAGAACCACCATAATTACCACTTCCACCAAACTGTGTGTAATTAAATCTTATGTCACCTACTAAGCCTTCTAATTTAGCGTTGTCATTAAAAGAGTCTGTGTTAGTGTCTATAACCAAACCATCACTTACGACTGTTCCTGTTACGTTTACACCAGTATTGGTTGTATACAGTTTATTACTACCTGAATAATATAAAGACACATTACCATCTTTATTAGCTGTTAAATAATTTTGTCCATTAGTTGCTTCTAAAACCAAAGATGTTTCTGCTTGTATTAGTAAATTACCAGTTCCAACATCTTTAATATAACTAGCACTACCATCGTGATAGATTTCTAAATCATTACTAGCACCAAAAGTAGCCTTTGCATTATCTACAAAGTTAAGACTATCAGCACTTGCATCCCATTTTAGGTTTTGTGATGTGCCTGTGTCGTCATAGAAGGATATGTCTCCAAATCTATCAATCTCCATTCTAGTAACAGTATCAGTACCATTATTAGAGTTAAATTTAATAACCCCATGTGTACTGGTATTTGAACTTTTTATTGTTGTTGTACCAGCATTATGTGCAAACTCTGCACCTTGATTTGTAGCTGTTGTATCAACTAATGAAAGTGTTGGGTTTGCATCTGATAAAGTTGCATCACCATCAACAGTCAAACCATCCATTGTGGCTGTTCCTGTTACCGAAATTCCGCTTGATGTTGTTTCTAGTTTTCTATCACCTGCATATCGCAAATCAACACTACCACCTGCATTTGCTCTTATCATTACTGTAGCATCGTCATTGCTTCTAAAGTCAATCTTTGCACTAGCTAGTATTCTTAAATCACCAGTCCCAACTTCTTTTATAAAACTATTAGAACCATCATGGAAGATTTGTAAATCTGAGCCTGTACCAAATATGGCTTTATCATTATCGCCAAAAGCAATATCAGTACCGCCTGTAGTATTACCATTTAAAAGTATTTCAGCTAATGTATCTACGCTACCTATTTGGCTATCTACATAGGCTTTGATGGATTCTGATGTTGCAACTGTTGTAGCACTTGCAGTTCCAAAAGAATCATCATCTAAAATAGCTGTACCTGTAATACTTGTATTAATAACTGCACTTGCAAAAGTAGGTGTAGAAGTTCCTGCATCTAAGTAAGATTCAACTCTAGCATTTGTAAAATATAAATTAGAACTACCTTCACTAACACTATCAGTGCCAAAAGATATATTTGCAGTACCATCAAAAGATGCACCATTGATTGTTCTTGCTGTTGCAAGTGCTGTAGCTGTATCAGCATTACCTGTTACATCGCCTGTAATATTACCTGTAACGTTTCCTGTAACGTTTCCTGTAATGTTACCTGTAAAAGTATTATCTGCTGTAATACTTACACCTGTAGTCACCCAAGCATCATTAGCTGCATTTCTTATCTTTAAAACATTGCTTGAAGTATCTACCCATAATTGATGTGCAAAGGTAGTAGAAGGTGCTGAAGCACCGCTATTGACTGTTACTATAGCAGATAAAGCATTGTTTAAATCTGCTCTAAAATCTGCCCCTGATTGGTTTGCTAAGTTGTAATCGTGTTGTGCCATATTAAATCTCTGTGTCTTATTAGTTTACTATTACCATGTGCTAATCGCTACCCTCTTCCATGTGTTTGTTGCAACACATACATAGATATAGTTTGCATCCCATTGTATTTCACCTGTAGTACCAGTAGCGGTAGCTGATGCTGGTGTGCCATTAGATACTCTGCCTAGCTCTTCACCACTATAATGTAAAGCACTACCCACTCTATATAACCTATCTGTTGTTGAGGGTGGTGTATAAGAACTAAACTCTATTGCACCACTACCAATATCAAAAATACCCTGACCAACAAAACCATCTACAAAAGTAACTGGATTTTCAAATTGAACATTGCCGCCATCTACAAGCAAGCCATCTTGAAATTCAGCTATTTGTTCAAAATTAACTTTGTTTGTGAAGTTTACATAGTTGCCTGATTTGCCTGATACAGTTCCATAAGTTTCAACTGTTGACATAGTAACCCCATTCATTTCTACCTCAGTTGTCTTTACTGGGTCATCTGCAATAGTGAATGTTTTAGTAGATGCGTTAGATTCAATACCAACACCATTAAAAGCTGTAATACTAGCTTCATAGTTAGAGCCTTTAGGTAAGAAGGCTAAATCAACTGAAGGCGTATCTACTATTTTACTGAAGACATTATTATCTGAACTATCAACTACATCTACTCTGTATTGCCTTACTGGAAAATCGGTTGGCTCAGTCCACGTTAAAGCAGGTCTATTGATTGCTGAAGAATCAGTATCAGTAAATACAATGCTATTTGCTTCAGGTGGATGTATAGCACCTATAGTTGGTGGTTTAGCTATAATAGTTGTTGGTTCTTGAGCTGGTACTTCCCATGTATAAACATCAAAGTACTCAATTAAGCTAACAGCAACTAACCCATTAGCTTGCAACTCTAATGCTTCTACTCTGCAAATTTTTACATTAAAGTTTAAAGGCAAGTAAGTAAGGTCAACAATATCACCTACATTTAATTTATACATCTCAGGAGTTCCTAAGAACTGCATAGTGGTCTGATTTCTGCTTCTAGTTAAGATAGCCTTACCCATGTTATAAGCAATATATGGGTCTGTTACATAAGGGAATTCAGCTTTAACTTCTAATATCTCACCATCATCTGAATAATACTCAGGTGAAGCATCATGTAAAACTGTAGCTGTATCTAGTTCGTATTTCTTATTTGCATTAAAGAACTCAATGACAACTTTGTTGGCTCTTTTATCTTTATTACCATAATCAACTGATATACCAGCATCAGCTATGATGTGATCATCAGTAATACTAAATGTAGAAGTACCTGTATCTTCTATTTGTAATTCATATTTGCCATCAATATAATTAAAGATACCACGCATGTTTGCAAGTAATTCTTTAGCGTTATCCATGACATTTTTGTTAGTGTCAATATAACCATTACAATGAAATCTCTTAGTTCTACCTCTTATAGTTCCAGCTTCATTTGTATAATCTTCTTGTAAAGTATCATCTATATATAATCTGTTTTCTTGTGTTTGGTCGTAAAACTCATACCTAGAACTATCTTTAACATCTTTCTCATCAATAACTAAATTACCATCAGAGTCTTTTATATCTACAACTTCATCTATTTTATTTTGCCACCATTCATCATTGTCATTAATAAGAATATAATCATTACCTGTATCGCCACTCCATGTAAAACTCTGATAACTTCCATTGTAGTAAGGTTGATCTACTAAGGTATCGCATTTATCAGCAGCAGTTCCTATGGCAGTCATATTGATTTGTGATGTTGCCAAACCTTTACCATACTCATCATTTTGTATGTAGTCTAAGAAACATAAAGCTGGATTGCTTGACCATTTTGTAGAATTATCCCTTGGATCAAAAACCCTCTTACCTCTAACTTGTACTGTTATTTGCGGTACGCCTTTATACATACCTTTCTTATCGTAATCAAATGAAGCAGCTATATAGCATATTCCATTTAATTTATGTGCTGTTGTCCATTGTGAACCAATAGATGCTGAAAGCATTGGGTCTACTGTTTGTGAAGATGCACCATGATGTAAGTTAAATACAAAAGAATACCTAAGAGCTGGATTAGTACCTAAATTACCAGCACTAGAATATTGATTGTCTCCTACTTGAGATGCGGTATTTAAAGGCCTGTGATTTCCATAACCAGTTTGCCCATATCTATCTGAGCCTACATATCCACCACCTTTGTAGATATTTCCATCATAAATGCTATTGCCATCAATCTCTATTGAGTTTGGAATAATCTCATCACATTCACCAACTGCTAATGCATACACTACAAATAGATCTCTTGACCTGTTTTGTGCTGTGTCCATATAAACAATTTGAGTACCAATCCTTCTTGTTCCATATATAACTGGTATCTTGCCACCAGCAGCAGTCTTGTTGGCTAAAATATCTTGACCTTTAGACATCATTTGTCTAGCCTGTAAGAACCCTTTAACACCTACAACAGCAGTTATAATTGCAAATGCTGTATAAATTGCTTGAGCTGTTTCGCTAGCCTTATAAGCCTTATAAATGTCTACAAAAAATTTTACAACTTTATCAAGAGCCATTAGCTACCCCACCTCACATCTGATTTTACTTGTGTAGCAAACTCTAAACCCTTATCACCTGAATACTCCGCTTGTTGAGACTCATCTGAATAGTGCCTGCCTTTGGTTAAGTTCCAATTTGCCCAATGCGAAGCCACAGTCATTGCTATTACAGAATTTTCTACGCTTTCTGAAATAGATACACTTCTGACTTGACCTGTGAAATAATTTATAGCACCAACTAAAGTTTCATTCTCATCAAAGTAAGCTAAATATATTTCTACAGTTTTATCTGTAAATGCACCGCTTTGCACTAAATTTCTGACTTGATTGGTTACATTTGAAAAACCAATATTAATTTCATCTACTTGTAGTTGCCCCGTTTCTGCAACTGAGTCTACTGTTAAAAAAGAACCACCAGCTTCATAAGAATTAGAATCGTATGTAACATCTGAATACCAATCAGTAAGTCTTATAGTTGTAGATAAACCTAATTCAACAAGAAATGCTGTTTTGGTTTGTTGTGCTGATACTTGGTTTTGTAAACCTGTTGATAAGGTTCTTGGCATTACTCAATAACCTCTCTAACATCAAATGAAATACTGTAAAAACCGCTTGCATCTGTTGAATACATTATTTCATTATTTTCAAGATATACTTTAAAAATTGGTTTATTAACAGTTACAGCTTCATTGTCTGATAGAGCAGCTACTAAATTAGGTAATATATTAACAGTGGCAGAACCGCCTGATGCAGTTACTTCATCTTGCACCATATAAACCTTTGAATGACTTGCAAATTGTATTAGATCACCTGCCCTTAATGCATGATTAGTATGTGAAAAACCATCCATAGGCACAGCACTTGCACCTACAGCAGTTGCACCATTAACAACTATATCAGTTTCACTATGACTAGTTCCTTTATTGTTTAAAGGTGCTGTTATGTCAAAGTTTTCAAAACTACCCTTTTGTTTAGATAAGAAAGCAAATATTTCCTGTGCTTTTAACTGGTCAACTGGTGGCATCTGTACTGTAAAGGAAAAGTATTGTGCACCTATTTGTCTTGCTGATTTTTTACCTGATAGCGTTTGATTCAGTAATACAGGTCTATTGTCTTTAAATTGTAAAGCTCTAAAGTTTGGGTCTGTTGGAAAAGTTCCTGCCATTATACTATCCCCATTTTGCCTTGAGTATTCATGGCATTGTTAATTATTTGTGTTATTAATCCTTTTCTTGATGCTAGTAACTGGTCAAATCCAGCAGCATCAACTGTTGATATATTGAAGTTTACTGTAGCACCCATTCCTTGTCCTTTAGTGTGGTCTACAACTGTTTCATTAGGGTGTAGTATTGCTGGGAATCCACCTCTGCCATCTACACCGCCACTTCTTGAACCCATGCCAGTAAAACCACCACCCTCAAATGCTGGCAGAGTTGTAGGCATATTTATTTTTGGAACATTTGTTGTTGTTTTGCTACCACCAAACAAACCTCCAAAAGATGCAAACATTTTATCAATAACTAATTTTTGTATTGCTATTCTTATTAATTCTCTAACTATTGATGTGGCAAAGTCTTTGAAACTGGCTTTGCCGTTTTCAAGAAAGTCCATTGTAAGATTTGTTAAACCATCATACGACTTCTTAAATATTCCCTGAACTTCATCTTGTGTTGATTTAATGTTTGTTTGAAATTTTTTATATCCAGCTTCAGCAGAAACCAAAAAATTCTCAAACCCTGTTAATGCACCAAAGCCTGTTGAAGCATCTCCTTGAGCATCTTCTGTTTCGCCAAACAGCATTTCTTTTATAGATGGTAAGTCTGCCTTTTCTATAACCTTGCCACTAATTTTAGCTATCTCTTGTATGTAAGCATCTATTTTAGACTGTATGTCTGCTGAGTTACTTGCAGGGTCAGGTATTAAATCTATGGTTGGTAATTGATCTACGCCTAATTTATCTTTTATAAATTGAGGTACTAAATCTAAATAGC